GCATATTGTCGCTAGTAAACACGTTGTTAGGATCGTTGTAGCCGGAATAGTCGAGTATCATGCCGTTCTTAGTCACGCCAAGAATATTAGGATTATTTTTTTGCTCTGCTGTTCGCCTGCGTAAAACTTCTCCAGCACTTGCGCTGTCACCTTGACCCGCCTTGCCACTGTTTAACCAGCTACTGTTGATAGCCTCCCAGTCGGAATACCAGTCTTCTCTTGATGGATCATACGTAAGTATTTCTCCGTTTGGACCCGGATTATCTATAGCCCGTCCATTCATATACCCGTAGTAAGATTGTACAACACCGTTTATGCCGGTCCAAACATCCTTATCTTCTCTGATTTTATTACGAAAATCTGAGTCTTTCATTTTAGCGTTAAATTCACCCATAAATGCTATAGATTCAGCGAGGCTGTTAGGATACGGATTTCGGAAGCTGACTCTTGTGTCGCCCTTTCCAAAGCTTAATTCAGATGCATCAACCTCGTCTAGGACACCCTTCATGTTAGCAATGTCGATGTCAAGGCCCGGAGAGCGTTGTCCGAAGAGGTTGATGCGACCTCGACTGGCTACCTCGCCCCTAGCACCCCTAAGAGCCGCAGCAACCGCATTTATTCCGCTGGCAGAGCGTTCATCCGCAGGTTTCATCCGATATTCCGCAAGAGTTGTTTCGAGGGTGTCTAGCTTCTGCTGATCAGACAAACGCTTTGCTTTTTCTACTTCTATGTTCTTTGCGAATCCTTGGACTAGCCCTGTTACAAATGCCGCTCCGATACCCATTATTCTGTCTCCTTCGCAGATAAGAAGCTTTCTTCCTCTATCTCATTCGGCATTATGCCCTGACGAATGCCCTCGTTAATTTGTTCTTTAACAAACGAGAACAAACCCGGATTGTTCTCTTTTAACATAGTGAAGAATGTCTCGTCAGGCATTTCATCCTTTGTCAATTCGTCATCATTCTCGAAGAAACGATAAGGAATACCGTCTTCCTCCGCCATGTCGGCAATATACAGTGCAAGAGGCGCTTTTATCAGCAGCCCTACGTCCGGATTAAATCCGCCATCAGAAAACTTTTGAAAGATGTAGCCCTCAACCAGTGACTCGACTGATGCCCCTACCAGCAACAGTTTCATCAGTTCACGCCGTGTCTTCTTCTTTTCTAGAGATGCGATAGCTTGATTCAGTGCGACTTTAGGATTGACGACGGAGGGAGGGTTACCCCACGGCCAGCGTGTATTGTCAGAGGTCAAGCCATAACCCGGTGGTGCTATAGCAAACGGGTCTTTACTTTCGATACTTCCTCGTTGTTCTACTTGAGTCGGTTCGATTTTCATGTAATATCCACCTCTGTCATCTTAATTTGAGGGGTATCAGCCTTTGTGTCGGTGGGTTGCACGGCCCCCGAATATGTGTACAACATATCCCTCACTTGAGAGTTTTTGGCATTGTCTTGAAGCCTACGCATAACACGGGCAAACTGTGTGTTATCAACGTAGTCAAATCGAAGAGGACCACCCTCCGGTGATTTTTGTACACGGAAATCCCCTCCACGAGTGAGTTCTTTCACGGATCGTGCGCGTTCGGGTGCAGTCATATACTGAAAGGGCTGCTCACTGCCGCTTCCCATTTTCAAAAAAGCACTTGCAGCGTCACTTAAAAAGCCGCCCTCGTCACCCTTCTTTTTAGGAGAAGACCCCCCACCGCCAGCAATAGTGGCTATAGTTGGTAAAAGTATAGCTAGTGCAGTGCCTAAACTCATCATGTATCTCCATCATCGTCGTCAGTAGTGCCACCCGCCCATAAAGCCAACCAATTTCCTATGCCCAAAGCAAGGTTGTCCTTCTGTGTCTTGTCGTACATAGAGTTGGTGTTTGCAAATTCCATAGCCATGATGCCAATCTCATGTTTACGTTGCATCTGAGACTCACTCTTTTGAAAATTCCAAGCAGCGTTGTCACGATACATTTGCCACAAATTGTTCAGTGCTGACTGACTAATATTCAAAGCATTCTGTACGTTTATGCGATTTGTTTCGTTTTGAATAGCCGTGTTGGCAGTGTTCACTTCTCTGCGCCACTGTGCGTTAGACTGATCAATAGCAAATTTCATGTTTGCATTGAATTTATCTCGCGAATCACGCATCGATGCGTTAAATTGATTCACTGAATTCTTTTGACCTACGTTGAACTGCGACATTGCAGCTACACGGTTTGCATTTGCCGTCTCTACTTGCGATTCTAATTCAGCGAAAAACTCTTCTACCTGTAATTCATTCTTAGCATTAAATTGCTTGCGGGCATTTTCTTCTGCAGCATCCTTAAACATTGCCTGTGTCAAGGCTTGATACTCAATGACAGAAGCCTGCTGCTGGGCAGTCATGTTTTTAGTTTCAGTGGCAAGGAGAATTTGTGCGTTTGTAACGCCTGCCTTCAAACGTGCATTCAGATTAGCAGTGTCCATAGATGCTTGCGCCGCAGCATTCTGTAAAGCAGTGCGTTGTCTGTTTGTCAAATTAGCAAGCTGTACTTTTGCGTACTGATCTGCATCTCTTGCAGCGATAGATATTCCCGACTCTAACACTGCTTGTGTCATAGCCGCAGATGCCATGCTAGATGATCCTAGTCCTCTCGACTGCATTATTCCTGCAATCTTGCGAACAGCAGGAGATGCCCACGGGGGTAGTGGACGTCCCTCTTCAATGCCCGAAAGAAGATCAGCTAACTGATATTTTACCGTGGCACGAGCATCAAATTCTTCACCTTCAATCGTTGCGGCTTCGGCTATAGCCCCTGCAGAAAGAGTGCCCTCCTTGAAGTCCACAGATATATCTTTTGTTATCTGTGCTGGGTCGAGGGTCTGTTTTGCCAACTCATCCTGTACTTTAGACACCGAATCGATTTGACCAACGGAACTGTCCGGCTTCTTTCCGGGCGTGACTGTGAGAGAGTCTTGTGTCGTGTCAACTGTAGCAGGGTCTACTTGAGGAGGTGTGTCTGTGTCTATAGATATATCACTGACTTGTGTATCCTCATCATCTGTAGGTATTAGCGTTGCAGTCACATCTTGTGTGCCCGACTCACCGCCAGCCTGCTTAGCCATTTCATTAAGAAGCTTGACGTCTGTATCTATCTTTGCCATTGTTACCTAAGTCCCATAAATACACTGACGACCATAGCCACGACCAAAACAGTGCTGCCCATAATCATCGCTTCCAGTCGCCACATGCGCTTGTCCAAGCTGTCAAGTCTCTCTTGAACAGCCGCATAGCGTATGGCGCACTCTTTTTCGTGTGCCTCAAGTTCCATCTGTGTCTTGAGTACGGGTTCCACAGTCATCTTCATGTCTATGACTTAGGATTGTCCGCCTTGATTTGCGCTACCTTAGTCTGCCACGCATCTAGGCCGTTCTCTGTAATGTATTCGATTTGCTGGTAAACGTCCCCATAAGCTTCAACACGTGCCTTGAGCCATGCAGGACGATCATCATTAGTGGTGGGGGTGGTATCCAGCGCGGCTGTGCGAGTTGCCCCTGCGGACAAGAATGAAGGCGCTGTTCCTCCCGTCTTTAAGTAGGGGGGAGCCATGTTAAATACGGCTTGATCGAACTCTGCCTCTGTCATATTCTCATCAAGTTCAATGAAGGACCAGCTTCCGTCTGACCAAGTAATTTTAGCTACCCCGTTCGATATTTCTGAAACGCTATACTGCATCTTTCAGTTCCTTCTCCTTTTTTAGGAAATCACCCCTAAACATAGTAGTGGTGTATTCGTGTTTCTCAGACCACTCTTCGCGAGTGCAAATTTCTACTTCTATGCTGGGTTTTCCGTTAGGCCAGTACAGGTAAGCAAGAGGAGTGCCACGAGAAATGTGCATGTAGCCATCCTTGTCAAACGACTTTTCCGGATCAAGCATATAGTTAACTCCCAGTATGGTATATAGCTTGGGGTGCATAGTCCAAACCCCGGTCATAGCCGTCATAGGAATCCGATTGTCTTGATGATACATGGGATCAAAGAACAAACATTCTGTGCTTTCTTCGGGAATCAATACCGCTTGAAAATCAAGCTTGACACTCATGTACTTACCCCACTCCGGGGCCATCTGAACTTCAAAATTGAATCCGCTAATCTTATTAAACGGAGACACATCTTCGCCAGTGCCTTGCGCCATCTTCCATCCTACCCCTTTTTGCGGATCGTAATGGATAGATATGTCCATAGGGGCGCGAACTAAGTGGGCATTCTTGAATAGATGCACAAATGCGGGACATTCTCTCGCCGTTTTAATATGATCTTGTATTGAAATATCTCTAGCCACTTTTAGATTCTTGTACCAATCCGGATACGCTGGAGTAATCCACTGATCGTATGTTTCTGCAAAGTAGGTTTGAGGCGTTACAATTTTTACGGTTGTCATCCGGTGTTCCCTATTACTGTGCCGTTGTTGGTGTAGCTACTTAGAGTGCTAAATCCTCGTATGGACAAACCCGCTGCTGCTCCACTGCTGCCACTACCGCCGCCGCTGCCGCCGCTGCCGTTGGAGTGGTTGCCGTTTCCGCCTGTAGAACCCGTGCTTCCAGTTGCTCCGCTAGAACCCGCCGCACCGTAAGCACCGCCCGTGCCACCAGTACCGCCAGTACCGCCTGTACCGCCGGAACCCGCATTAGTGCCACCTCCGGAACCACCGGAGCCGCTAGAACCACCGGAACCGCTTGCAGCAGACTGATTGTAGCCTTGGCCTACTCCGCCGCTTCCACCGCCGCCACCGCTGCCACCAGCACCGCCGTTGAAGTAGTTGTATCCAGTGAGATATTCTTCTCTCTTAATCGTGTACCAAGTATACCCGGAATGTGACGCCCAAGCACCACCTCTTGTATACCGATAGTTTCCAACAGTTATTTGGCTGCTACTATTGTTGGTTGCAATCGTATTACTATAATTCGATCCACAGGTAAAGTACCAACTATACGTAGGACTAACGTAGTATAAGGCGGGGTTACATCCCGAATGACTACTACCCGCATATCCTTGCCAGCCATAAAATCCGGCAGAATTTCCGTAGTAATTGTACGACGTTGATCCTTGACCACCTGTACCGCCCGTTCCTCCCGTGCCACCGGCACCACCACCACCGCCGCCGGAACGAATTGTTCCATTGTTTATAAGGGTGCATGCAACATCTATCTGAAGGGCATCGCCACCCGCGCCACCAGCAGCACCGCCCGCTCCGGTCAGTGTGCCGTTGTTGGTGATCGTCAATCCACCAGCCAAACCACTATCTATCTGCAGCGCTTCTTGTGAAGTACTGGTTGCACCCAGTTCTACGCCGTTGTTGATGACAATCTCTTTAGGATAGTCAACTCCGTAGTCATCGCCAAAGACTGCAGAAGCATCTTGGTTCGTTGCGCCGCTGTCATAAGTTTTGCGAAAACCTTTTGCTTGTGAATAAAAATCAGCAACTTGTATTTCGCCACTTGCCGGTACGTTTGCAGCCAAGTTAGTAGCGCCATTATTTCCTGCTTTTGCACGAACCAGTGAGCCGCCCCGGTACAGGTCAGAAAACTTCACCTGTCCGGAACCGCCAAATTCGTCCCGCATCTGCGAGAATTTTAGTTCGCCACTACCCGTTAGAGCCATTTTCCAACTCCTTTACCCGTGCCGACAGTTCTTTTACAGCTTCGATAAGAAGAGCGTGAAGCTGATCGTAAGCAACTACGTCGTACTCTGTTTCCTCATCTCCTGTCTTTAAGGGAAGGGTGGTTTGACTGACAGCAGAAGGTAACACCTGCGCCACTTCAGTAGACATAACACCAGCAGATGCTCCGCCGTGCTTGTAGTCAAAGGTGTAACCAGTAAGCTGCTCTACCTTTGCGACTGCATCAGTGACTTGTTCCACGTTTTCCTTGAGTCGTGGATCAGAAGCAACAGTCGTGGAGAAGGCAACAACGTCGCCCTCAACGTGCAAGTCGCCGTCGCTTTCAAGACGCATGTCATTCGCACCGTTGACGTAGAAGTCCATCTGCGTGTTATTCGTCCATGCGATATAGTCAGTGCTGTCGAGGCCAATGTTGCCGGTGGCGTATACTGTTCCTGCCACGGTTGCTGCACCGCCGATTGCTGTCACGCCGGAGCCTTTACCCGACAGATTGAGATCGATGTTAGTGTCTCCGCCTGTAGCCGTAATAGAAGGACCGTTGCCTGTAGCGGCATTAGTAACGTCAATCTGATTTACTGCAGACGAAGTAGT